GTGTCAGCAGTTTTCTTGATCTTGTACTCTTTCACAGTTTCCTTTTTCATGTCATCTTTTTTGGCTTCTTGGGCTACTGCAACTTGTGCTTGAGCGTCCTGAGCTGGTTGAGCAACTGCAACTGATTCTTCTGATTTCTCTTCAGAACCTTCTTCGCTGTTGTCACCATTCATCATTTTTTCGAATTCTGCTTTTAATTCTTCTAAAGCATCTTCCAAGTCAACGATCTTGTTTTCAATTTCTGCATCACCTTGTGCAGCATCTGCAGCCGGTTCTTCACCGTTTGCTTCTGCTTCACCGTTTTCGTCGGCCGCAACATCAGAAATTAAATCATCAGTGGCATCGCCACCAACTTCTTCAATTGATTCTTCTTCTTTAGAAGTTTCTTCAATTTCTACTTCTTCGTCAACTGATTCGTCTTTTGAATCTGTCTTTTCGGTTTCTTTAACTGTTTCTTCCGCTTTCGCTTCAGTTTTTTCAGTTTCTTTAACTTCTTCTTTTTCTTTAGACTCTTCTTTGGCTTCTTCAACAGCAGTTTCGCTATCTACTAGGCCTTCATAGATGTCTCTAGATTTTTCTACAACGATTTCGTGGAATAACGCTTGCGCTTTGTCATTCTCTTCGTTGATTAATAATTCAAGCAATTGCTCGAACTTGTTTGTTGATTGTGTCATTGCACGTGCTCCTTTTAATTGGCAAGTTTTACTTTAAAGTGTAGTATTTAAGCGGACAGTGGAATAAAGCGGTACTTTTAGGCCAAAAACGGTGGTTTTTGACTAAGATTGCACTTGTATATTATGTATCTTTAGAAACTCGTCAATATCTAGGTGTTTAAAGTTGGCACCAAACTCTAGATCATGGGGTTTAAAAGCATCTTTGCGTATCACTCTGCGGAACTGTATTTGGGGATAATCTGTCAGCACTCTTTTGGTTTGATTTAACCAATTTCCATGATAGGTGGCTTCATCTGTGCTTTTTTTATAGTTTCTAGAGTCTTTGAACACATTGTTAAACCCAAATCTCTTGTTCTTTGCGTCCTTGACGTGTCCTTGATAGTCGAAACCCAGTATGTAGATCATGGAGAATTTTTTATCAGCAGCCATTTTTAAAGCAGTGGGACCCGAACTCCATCCCAGGCTGGGCTGGAACCATTTGATATGATTCTTGGCATTTTCGTTTTTTGAGTACTGATGATTGTAATTGGTCCATACTTCATGTGTTTTGGGATAATCGGTTTCGGCAATCTCCAGTATCATCTTGGGGTCCACCGCTATGAGATAGTCGGGCTCTTCGGTTCTGTACACAGCGTTGCAGGCAAACACCGTGCCGTGCTGTTTTAGATCTGTGATGCGTATGCCTCTGCGTGATTCACCGTTGCCCAATACAAATGCTGTGTTGGACATCGTGTTTAAAGAGATAAGTTGTCATCCTGCGCTGGTTTTTGCCCGTACATCTTTTGTACAAATTCTGCTTGTTCTCTCTGATCTTGATCGTGTGCTTCGCTGGCCAAACGCATTTTGTTGATGTCTCGTAGTTTTAAACGAGTTTTACGTGTATCGTCAGAATCCAATACAGAAATATCGTCTTCTGCATTGTAACTTTTGTTCTGTTCAAATCCTTGCGGAGTATATGCCCACATTTCTTTCAAATACATAATGCTATTTAATCCTTAGACGGTCGCTCCACCACCTGGTGTGGTGCCCGGGGTTCCACCTGTAGATGGTGTACTGCCTGGTCCTGGTGTGGCTGTGCCCGGTGTTGGTGCTCCTTCTTCTGGAGTTGGGTTTTCAAATTGATCTAGGTCTGATTGCACTCCTGCTTGGCTGATTCCCGCAGTTCTCAATTGAGTGGTCTTGGTTTGTTTTTTCTGTGCCACTGCATTTTCTTCAGACCACAGTGTGCTGTTTTGCGCCATTTCTTCTTCGGATAATCCCAAGAATCTTTTCAATGCAAAACGTTTGCTCATGTAAGGCAGCTCCGCTACCTGTACAAATGTGCCCACTCGACTTTGATCCATCTCGGTTTGTCTGTACTGTGCGAAGTTCTGTGGTGGATTGAATTTGATTTCAAATGTGCTGTTGTCTATGGTGTAACCTTTGTGTTTGATCCACAATTTAAACTCCTCATCAAACACCGGGGCAATCAAACTCTGTAATCTCTCGCAATATTTGTTGAATCTCAATTCTTGAATGTATGCTGTGCCCACTCTGCCATCGTTGTACTGTTGCGCTCCGTCATCAGCACCTGTGGGCAGGTATGAGCTGGGAATTCTCAAACCTCTGTACAATTTGTTAGTGAAATATCTCAGATCATCGATCTCTCCAAGGTTAGTTCCTCCTGGCAGTGTGTCCACTTTGGATCCTCGGCCTTCCGCTGTCTGCGGGAAGAAGTAATCCTCATTGATGCTCATTGGGTTATATGTGGCGTCGATGTAGCTCATTCCGCCTGTGGTGCTGGGGATCCTTCTCTGATTGATCTCGTTTTTAACTCGCTCAACGAATTGCATTGCCAAGTGCGTGGGCATGTTACCCACATCGATGTAGAATACTCTTCTCTCTGGTGCTCTCTGTACTCGATAGATGATGATTGCGTCTTCCAATAATTCTTTTTGTTTGTAAACTTTGAATACCTGTTCCAACACTGATTGACCAAATGGGAATAGATTGTCCATGCCATCCGACAGACTCATGTGTACCACGTGCTCGGCATTGATAGCATACTGGTTCATGGTTCTGTAGAATCTTCCACCGGCGCCACCTGTGGGATAACTCATGCCCATGCCCTGTCCCGTGCCCATATAGTTTTGATTGTATGGTCCACCAGTAGTACCACCATACAATTGATTTGGTGTGATCTGAGTGGCAGATAATTTTTGTAAATTGGGATTGATGTCTCTTATGATATATTGTTCTGGAATCTTGCCATCTGATTCGTTCACAATGATCCTGTCGATCTTGGCGGGATCCATGTACAACCATTTGTCGGTTTCAGAATCTCTCACGAAGAAACAATCACCGTATTTTAAACAGTTCCTAAAGATACGGAATATTCTTCTGCCGAATCTATTGCTCTTCGTCCACTGTTGCAGTGCTTTCTTTAATAATTTTACTTCTGTCTCTGTGACATCGTCCTTGAATATCAAATCGAAAGGCGTTTCGTTCTCATCATTGCTCTGTGTGCAAAATTCTGCAAGGATGTCCAGGGCCGCGTTGATCTCAGAATCGTTGTCCATTTGATCATATTGAAAGTATCTCTGTATTCTATTTGGATGTCCCGTGTACACATCAGGCAGATAAGATGAATAATTTCTTTTGGCGAAATTGGGAGTTTTGTCTCCACTGATTGGACTTAGATTGGGTTCTTTGAAATATTTTTTCCAGCTCATATATTATCTATCATTATACAATAGAAGGCCCCACTTTATCAACCACTTTGGAAGTTCTTTTGGTATTCTTCTCTGTGGCTGCATTAATGCTAACCAACGTATTTAATGCTTTGTAGTTGGCTTTTTGCAACTCCAGTGCTTCTTTGGCAGTCATATTGTATTGTGTCATTTGGGCATTTAATTGTGCATATTGTGCATTTCCTCCCGAACGTTCGGTATTGTAGTCTTGTGCTTCTTGTCTATTCAACACCCGTTCGCCTGCATGCACCTGTAGATTTGTGGTTTTGGGTTCAAATGGTACTCCTATCTCTCCTAGGGTACCTGTTGCTCGACTAACCGGTTTTCCGACTCCACCTGCGATACCTGCCACGGCGGCTCCTCCCAATGCACCTATGCCTGCTCCTATAAGAGCACCCGCGGGCCCACCGAATATAGCACCTATCTGGGCTCCCATTACAGCTCCTCCCACAGCGCCCTCTCCCATGCCTATCAGTTTGCCTGATGCAGTATCTGCATTATACGCTTCATAGGCACCGAGTCCCACTCCTAGGCCTCCTCCTGCTATTCCTAATGTTCTGCCGGCCATTGTTCCGTATTTGCCGACCTTGCCTCCGCCCATTCCTCCCAGTGTGCCAAAAACTCCTTTGTCTGTGAACCCCGCCACTTTCAACGCCTGCAATGTGCCCGCGAACACCACTCCCACCTGCATGGCTTTGTCTAATACATAACTGCTCAATGATGTTCCTATGTATAGTAATGTCTTGGTGCCGGCACTTAAATTATTGACGCCTTTTGCTAGGTCTTGCATTCCTTTGTTCATGCCATCGATACCTATCCCCAATGCTCCTCCGAGGTTTCTAAAAAATCCCGTCTCCAGGGATTGGAAGCTGGCGGACAATCTCTTGGATGCATCTTGGAATTGTGACAATTGTTTGGTTAATTCGTTATTTCTTTTAGCTGCTTCATCGGTGACGTCGGCGAAATTCATCTGTGCCCTGGTGACCTTCAGCATGGCCGGATACATGTTGTTGACAAATCCCACTGTGCCGGTCTGTGCCACTCCTCTTAAACTTTCTTCACCC